AGGCAGAGTTGATGCTAGATATAGTACAGGAAGTAATGCGCACACCCCCTACGTGGTGGCCAGAGCTAGTTACATGGAGCGAGGGAGACATTGCGGATACATATGGTGACGCAAAATAAAGGTTTCCTAATCTGTAAAAATGTGTACAGATAGGGTCGTTTCATGTTATATACATGTAAACATATACAAAGGAGACATACAACATGACAAATAGTTGTATTTATACGTGGGCTTATATCCACGAAGTAAACAATGGTAAGAGCGCAAGAACTGCTACTGCCAACAAGACTAGGAGTTGCCACGTACCAGTTGCAACTTTTTCACCTGAACAAGCCAGTTGGGAAAACCCCCCACTCGCTCCGCCCCAAGACCCGTTGAAGTATGGAACCCCGAATAAATCAATAGAAAGAGATATACATGGAGGTAAACTTCAATGGGCATCAAGGTTGATAACTTTGAGGAGAGTCCTTTATCAGCGGTTACTGCAACCCTGTTAAGAAATCCCGACAAAGTAGAAGAATGGCTAACGATTGCAGATAAGCATATGACAAGTTACGAAGATAATCCCGAGGTATTTTTATTACCCAAGGCGCATGAGTTCTTAAAACCACTCATCGAAGCGTACAGCAATAACCTAGAAGGGTTTACGCAGTACGTCTTGGAGATAAGAGACAGCTTCGACCGACGTAGTCTTCAGTTTGTTAAGGTGCAAGCAATCTACCGCCGACTAAATGGACGCTATGTTCAACAGTCACGAAGAGAACGAATGGCTAGGGCGATCATCAAAGCGGAAGCGCTTTATGGTGAGATACCTTACACCAAACGTATGCAATGGATGGCAGAGCAAGAGCACATATGGGCGCAGAGGCGTCTCGCGTTCCTAGAACAACAACGCAAACGGTTAAAGCAAGACAGGTTATCGACTGATCTACGCACCGAAATGCTATTAGAGTTCTGGGATATAATAGACACAGAAATCTATGAAGGAAATTTGCCACCGTGGAACTAAAAAAAGCATGGAGCTATTCGGCTCTTACAGCGTTTGAAACCTGCCCACGTCGCTTTGAGTTAACTCGGGTGACACGGCAGGTCAAAGAACCTCAGACAGAAGCAACTATCTGGGGCAACGAAGTTCACAAGGCACTGGAACTGTTCGCCAAGGACGGTAAACCATTGCCTAAGAACCTCAAAAAATACGAGCGGTACGTTAAGAAGATACTATCTTACGAAGGTAAGCGTGTTATCGAAGAACGTATTGCTCTCGACCGGAGCTTCCGCCCTACTACGTGGATGGCTAAGGATGTGTGGGTACGCGGCATCATCGACATCGGGGTCGTTGGGTCAGACAGGGCGTACCTACTCGACTGGAAAACAGGCAAACGTAAGCCTGACACAGATCAGTTAAAACTATTTGCAGCACTTGCTTTCGCAATCTACCCGTGGATAGATAGAGTTACGACTGGGTTCATATGGCTAAAGACCAGTGAATTCGATAAGGAGGTGTTCACGCGTGACCAGTTACCAGAGATATGGAACGAGTTCATGCCGAGACTAAAACGATTAGCCATAGCCCACGAAGAAGATAAGTGGACGCCAAAGCCAAGCGGACTGTGTAAAAACTGGTGCCCCGTAGGCAAGAAACTTTGTGAATTCTGCGGAGTATAAAAATGATAGCAACACTAACCATCGACCAACTGATGGAATTGAATAACAAACAACTTATAGAGTTAGCAGTCGAGCAGAACCTGCTTACACCACTTGAATTAGAGCTACTACACAGGCTCGAACAGTTCATCGCCATGCACGGCGACTACCTAGAGGAGCCAATGCACTGATGGGTATGACTCCAGAGGGTAAAGTTAAGAAGAAATGTAAAGAGTATCTTAAAGAGATAGGTGCTTGGTACTACATGCCCGTATCCAATGGCATGGGACGTGTAGGTTGTCCCGACATACTGGTATGCCACAAGGGTTTATTCATGGCTTTCGAGACTAAAGCACCGGGCAAGATAAAGAACGTAACTGCTAATCAGGAACGTGAAATTCACGACATACAATGTGCTTACGGGTTAGCACTTGTTGTCGACGATGTTGAACAAGTTAAGGAGGCCATCAATGCCAAAATCATCGAAGCAGGAATTAAAGACTAAGGCGGCTTATAACAAGAAGCCTAGTGTGCAGAAAAAACGCGTGGCTAATAACAAAGCACGCCGCGAGGCCATCAAAGAAGGCCGCGTAAAGAAGGGCGATGGTAAACACATCGACCACAAGGTGCCACTGGACAAGGGCGGTAGCACAGCCAAGTCGAACACTCGCGTAGTGAGTGCCGCAAAGAACAAAGGGTGGCGCAAGAAGAACCCTAAAATGTATTCCTAAGAGGTTAGAAATGGATAAGACTGAAGAACGCGTATGGGCATACCTGTTGAAGCATCGTGCTACAGCTGACGCCAGAGAAGTTTCGCTCAACTGCGATGTAACAGAAGCAGAAGCGCAACGCTTGATGAATATGATTGGTTCCCCCAACTGGCGGCAAGAAGTGGAGACACGAAGCCACCATGTCGGCGAGTCCGACTACTCCCAACATGCAATCCAACCATGGGACATCTGGTTAGAGTACGACCTGAACCCATGGGACGCTGACATTGTTAAGCGTGTCCTACGTAACAAGCCCGGCCAACGTCGTCTCGACTACGAGAAGATCAAGCACGTGTGCGACGAACGCATCCGCCAACTAGACGCCGGTTTATATAAGGACACAACAGATGTTAATTTGGAAAAAGAAGAAAGCCCTACTACTTAAAAGCCGCGAGCCGGATCGTATCACCAATGTAATACCAACGGCTAAGCAGTTCACAGTTAAGGGTGTGCCGTACGTTGCTGTGCCGCACAAACTCACAGAGACTAAAGTACTACGCAACTTAGGGTACGAACCCCCTGCCCCAATACGTGAGTACTACGATTGGCCGGGACGTTATAAGCCGTTCGATGCACAGCGTGAAGCCGCCGCGTTCCTGTCTATGTATGACAGAGCGTTCAATCTATCTGAACTTGGCACTGGCAAGTCGCTTGCGTCGTTGTGGGCCTATGACTACCTACGTAGCGTCGGCCATCTCCATAAAGTCTTAGTGGTTTCCCCATTGTCTACGCTAGAGCGCACATGGGCTGACGAGGTGTTCCAACACTTCCCCCACCTAGACTATGCGGTGCTACACGGATCGAAGGACAAGCGCATCAAGCTGCTGAACACCGACGTCGACGTGTACATCATCAACCATGACGGCTTGCAGATCATCGAGCCGTTGTTAGCAGATCGTCCAGACATCGACCTAGTCATCATTGATGAGATAGCACAGGCCGCACGCAACGCAGGCACCGACAGGTGGAAAGCTATCAACAAGGTAGTCAACCGCCACAAGGTCGTCCGTGCTTGTTGGGGTATGACAGGTACACCGACACCTAACGCACCGACGGACGCATGGGCGCAGACAAGACTTATATCACCGAGCAACGTGCCACCTTATTTCAACAGGTTTAAAGGTCAGGTGATGCGGCAGTTATCGCAGTTCTCGTGGGTTCCAAAACCAGATGCAACTGACATCGTACGTGATGTTATGCAACCATCTGTGCGTTTTACACGTGACGAGTGTGTTGACCTGCCTCCACTTATGTACGAGACTCGACAGGTGGGTTTAACTAAGGAACAGAACAAAGCCTACAAAGAGATGGTTGCTAGGATGCGCACCGAAGCAGAAGAAGGTGAGATCACAGCAGTCAATGAAGCGGTCAAGATGGGCAAGCTAGTACAGATTGCCTGTGGTGTCGTTTACTCCAATGACAAACAAGAGGTGACTATACCGTCTACGCCTCGTGTCGAGGAGACCCGTGAGATTGTACGCCAAGCCGAGGGCAAGGTGATTGTGTTCGTACCGTACGTTAGTTCGGTTCGCATGGTCGCTGAAGAACTCAGTAAGGACTTCACCGTTGAGGTGATACATGGCGGGGTAAAGAAAGATGAGCGTGACCGTATATTCGGCTCGTTCCAGAAGAGCAAAGACCCAAAGGTTATCGTGGCGCAACCTGCCGCTATGTCCCACGGGCTGACGCTGACATCAGCATCTACCATCATTTGGTATTCATGCGTGACGTCGAACGAAGTCTTTGAGCAAGCAAACGGTCGGATCAATAGACCCGGCCAGAAGATGAGTAACTTCATCATCATGCTTGAAGGCACACCAGTAGAGAAGCGCATCTACTCGCGTCTTCGCAATAAGCAGAAGATGCAAGGGGCGTTACTAGACGAAGTAAAGGCACATCGGGACACTGTCATGGCTTGACAGGTGAACGTATATGCACTAATCTGTTTACAAGTGAACACATATAGAGGTATAAATAGAATGAACTTGCTTAGACCTGAAGAGGTATCTGAAAAACTGGGCATCACTAAAGCGGCGTTGCCAGCACTGCGTCGCAGAGAAACGAGCTTCCCCCAACCGATCAAAGTCTCGCAGAAAGTCTTGCGGTGGGATGAAGCTGATATTGACAGCTGGCTTAATTCTAAAAAGGAGAAAACTAATGGCGAAAATCTCAGAGTTGGATGACGTTTCATGCTTGAAACTATTCATAGCTCTACGTGACCGTCGTGCGGAGCGCAAAGCTGCGTACACCGAAGACGACGCGGGAGACAAAAATAAACAGGACAAGATCGAGGTCGAGTTCCTGCGGCGGTTCCAAGAGCGTGGGATAGACAATGTGTCTTCTCGTGGTGTTGGTACTGCCTATAAGACAACACGTTCCTCAGCCACTGTGGCGGATTGGGACTCGTTGCTAAACCACGTTCGTGAAAATGAAGCATGGGAGATGTTGGAACGACGTGTAAACAAGACAGCTGTTGAGCAATTCAAAACAGTCGAAGGCGATCTACCACCGGGTATTAACTGGTCGGAGACTCAGGTCGTCAATTTCCGCCGCAAATAGAGAGAGGTAATTCTTATGGCTAATGATATGGTCGCTATAACAGCGTCAAAACTTCCTGCGCACTTGCAGGGCAAAGTAAAAACTAACAACGTGTTCGCCTCTGCGGTTTCTGCCGGTGGCTTTCCTGTTGTTTCCATCAAGGGTAAGGTGTTCCACATCACACGTGGTGACGAGAAGACCCTTGTAACCAAGGGCGAAGACGGTGATCCGGCGTCGTTCATTGAGACAGTCATCGTTGCTGTGAACCCTAACAAGTCCAAGGTGTTCTACGATAGCGGCTACGAAGAAGGCATGTCGGCTAAGCCTACGTGTTACTCCAATGATGGTACGGCACCTGCGGCAGACGCAGAGCACCCACAGGCTAAGAAGTGTGCGGCCTGCCCACACAGCCAATGGGGTTCTCGTATCACCGACAACGGCGGCAAAGGTAAGGCATGTGGCGACTCCATGCGTCTGGCTATTGCTCCACCAGATCAACTGAATGACCCTATGCTACTTCGTGTACCTGCGGCGTCGCTGAAAACTCTTGGCCAGTACGGTCAGCAGTTAGGCAAGCGCGGTGTAGAACCGCATCACGTCGTGACTAAGATCGGCTTTGACCACAGCGTTGCGCACCCTGCGCTTACGTTCAAGGCTGTTAGGTTCGTAGAGGCGGATGAGCTTGAAGAAGTCGAAGCAGTTCTCGTTGATGAAGACGAGACAATCACGCAGATCACTGGCGTAGCTAACCCTGTCACTCGTGACGTGGAGTATGTAGCGGCAGAGCCTGCGCCCAAAGCGGCCAACAAGATCGAGGCACCAAAGCCTAAGATTGTACCTGACCCCGAGCCAACACCAGAACCAGAACCGGTGGTAGCGGCTGAACCCGAACCGAAGCCTGCACCCGCCAAAGTTGACGACTACGACAGTATCGACGAAGCGTTAGACAATCTCGACTTCGACGACTAGCCCCGACTGTTCGCGAATAACGGGGGCTTGCCCCCGTTATTTATCTGTTAACCCGTCAACATAATAGGTAACGGCATGGGTACATTAGAGTTCCTAAAGCTAGTTCTACCGTCGCAAGGGCAGACCGTCCTTGGCCTTGTACAAATAAAGGACGACGGTGGTTCTTGGTTCAAATGGAAAAACTACCCCAACGCCGAAGAGGCAGCACGAGCAGCGTTAATCTTCGATGGTAGAGGAGAGACAGTTTACTTCGGAGTAAACTCATTCGGCGATTGGTATACAGACGAAAAGACCGGTAAACGGCGTATTCGTACACAAGAAAACGTAGTGGCCTGTCGGTCACTCTTTGATGATTTCGACGTCGACGTGGATAAGAAAGACGCGTACGACACAAAACAAGAAGCGTTCGAGGGAGTAATCGAACTAGCAAAGACACTCAGGTTAACGCCTTCTATCGTTAACTCTGGCGGTGGATACCACAGCTACATCCACCTTGACGAAGATATAACCCCACAGGTGTGGGAAGAACTGTCCGCTATGAAGCGTGACGTTACCATGCACCTAAACATTAAGGCAGACCGTGCGGTAGACAGTGACACGTCCCGTATCCTGCGCCCTATCGGTGTACACAACAGAAAGTATGATCCACCACGGCCAGTAGAGCTACTTAAAGAGGGAAAGGTTTACTCAGTTGATAGAGTTCGGTCGGCGCTCGTCAACTTTATAAAAGAGAACAACGTACAACCGGCACCCACAACTAGAAAAGCAGGTGGTGTTAACCCGTTTGCCGCCGCGCTTGGCGACTACCCTGACAGTGACGCGGAAGCTGTAGCACGTAATTGTGCCGCAGTGCGCGAGTTCCGAGACAGTGGGGGTAACATACCAGAACCACATTGGCACCGTGCCATCGGTGTGGTCAAATTTTGTACAGACGGCGAGGCGAAAATCCACGAGTGGAGCGAGGGTTACGAAGGCTACTCGCAGATCGAGACCCAAGACAAGATCGACGAGTGGAGTGTTGGACCGACATCATGTGTTGAAATGGATCGTCACGTCGGGTGTATGGCTGACTGTCCGTTCGCTGATAAGTGCAAGTTCCCGCTACAGCTAGGTTTCACGGAAGAGGCAGAGTCCGTCGCTGAGCCTACCGTAGACGCTGACGACGAAACCGACAAGAGTACGACGGCGACGGGATCAGTTATCGAGGGGCAAACAATCCCGTACTGGCCGCAGACTGGCTACCGTTGGAACGGTTCAGCGCTGTCACGTTCGTATGTTGACGAGGAAGGCGTTGTTCATTGGACGCCCTTCTGTCGCTCGTTCATCTACCCAATCAATCGTATCCAAGACAGCGAAGGCACGTGGGTAATCCACTGGCGAGCACTGGAGAAGAACGGGAAGTGGCGTGAGTTCTTCATGCCTATGCACGAATTAGCATCGACAGACATGATGGCGAAAACACTAGCGTCGTACGAGGTGTTCCTCACACGCTCTAAGAGTTCGAGGAATTATATGGCAGAATTTGCAGAAGGTTTAATTGAAACACTACAGGCTTGGCGCATTGAGACCAAGACGTTCACTCAGTTCGGGTGGCTAAAGGATCGTACGGGCTTCGTCATTGGTACGAAACTGCTCACCATCGACGACGAGCATGAGGTTCTATGTGACCCTGCTATACCCACAGATATAGCACAAGACTTTGGCCGCAGTGGTACACTCGAAGAGTGGATCGCCAATATAGACAAGCTGTACAACAGGCCGGGCGCAGAACCATTCCAGTTCGCACTGTGCCATTCAATGGGTTCAGCCCTTGTAGAGTTAATGGGATCGAGCAACTGGCACGGTCTACCTCTGGCATTCACAGGGCATGGGGGTACAGGTAAGTCTACCGCCGCCAAGATTGCATGTGGCTTCTACGGCAACCCCGAGTACATGGAGAGACAGACTGGTGAACAAGGGTCGACGCTCAACGCTGCTATCAAACGTATCGCCATCATGGGGTCTGTGCCTATGCTCCTCGACGAGTTCTCTGGCAGATCGCCTGACGAGCTTACTCGAACAGGCTACGCACTGGCCAACGGTCGTGACAAAGAGCGTCTAGGCACCAATGGTAAATTCAGTACCGTCGGCGGACAGTGGTTCAAGAACAGCTTCATCACATCGAACGACTCGATCATGGAAAGCATCAGCAAACTACCAGCTGGTTATAGAGTTGAAGCCACACAGCTACGTTTCTTTGAGGTGTCTCTACCTGCCGACTACAGGAGC